ACATTGGCTTACATAAAAGACAAAGCAAAAAAGGTGGAAAATGCCAGTAGAGGTAAAAGGTATCGTTGAGGTTCAAAAAGCCTTAAAGAAATTCGCGCCTGACCTTTACAAAGAAATGAACAAAGAGATTCGCGCTGCAATGCGTGTAGTTGTTAAAGAGGCTCAAGGTCAAGTTCCTGATCAAATTACTGGGTTAAGTGGTTGGCAAGATCAAGGCAAACAGGTTGTTTCAAGAACTGCCGGCAAGGTTCGTGGCTTTCCTAAATACAATCCAAATGTAATAAGAAAAGGTTTGGCATACTCTTTAGGACGCTCACGCCGTAATAATGCAGGTTTTGTTAATGTTTACCGATTGCTTAACAGATCAGCCGCCGGCGCAATCTATGAGACCGCAGGTCGTAAAAATCCTCAAGGTCGTTCACCAATTCAAAGCGTTGCCGGTGATTCATTTGTTCAGGGTTTTGAAGGTACTTACAAATACAAAGGCAAGGTAAGAAACCGAGCAACTCGAAACTATAACAGCAACAACCCTTTTGCCGGTTATCAGTTTGTTACAGCAATTAACGACGAAGCAAAATTAGAAAGCATTGGCAGAGGTAGAAAAAACCAAGGTCGTTTACTTTATGCCGCTTTTGCTAAAGATCAGGGCAAGGTTACAAAGGCAACTTTTAAAGCAATAGACACCGCAATTTTCAAATTCAATTCAAGCATTAAACGAAAGATTGGACTTGCCGCATGAGTGCAACTGGTATTGAAATCCCAATTATCAGCACCTACAAAGACAAAGGTGCTAAGGCTGCAAGCAAGTCGCTTAATGTTTTAACTAAGTCCGCAAAGGCTTTAGGTCTTGCTTTTGGTGCTTATCAAACTTTAAAATTTGGAAAAGGTGCGGTCAAGGCTTTTGCTGCCGACGATAAGGCAGCCGGCGCACTATCTAAAACATTACAAAATTTAGGGCAATCTTATGCAGTAATAAGCACCGCAAGTTTTATTCAGAACTTACAAAACCAAACCGGCGTTTTAGACAACCAACTTAGACCGGCATTCACCCAATTAGTTAACTCAACTTTAGACGCTAAAAAAGCCCAAGAATTACTTTCAGTTGCTTTAGATGTTTCAGCCGGTTCAGGAAAAGATTTAGCCTCAGTTACTGCGGCATTGAGCAAGGCGGCGCTTGGAGAGAACACCGCAATTGCTAAATTAAACATAGGACTTACAACAGCCGAAGCAAAAACAATGGACTTAGATAAGGTAACGACTTATTTATCTAAAAAGTTTAACGGTCAAGCCGCATTAGCAGCCGACTCTTTTGCTGGCAAAATGGCGATTCTTACCGCTAAAGCCGAGACTGCAAGAGAGGAAATCGGCGGCGCTTTAGTTGCTGCTCTTGATGACGCTTTTGGAGACCCTGACAAATACGGTAGCAGTATTGACAATATAAGCAACAAACTTCAAGGTTTAATTGGTAGTGTCGGTAGATTTGTTAAAGTTACAAAAGGGCTTTTTGATCAAGACAATTTGTTAAAATTAAACAAAAACACAATGAATTATAAACTAAACTTCGATAAACCTTTTGACCCAATGGCTATGAAGTTTGATTACACCGCATTACAAAAAGAGGAAAAGAAATTACAGAAAGAGGCTGCAAGACAGTTAAGACTACGACAAGCCGCCATTGCTAAAGAAAAGGCTTTAATCGCCGAGCAAAAGAAAATTGAGGCTGATCGAAAGAAACTTGAGCAAGCCGGCGCAATCTTTGACATGGATCAAATTCAGATTTATGCAGCATTGCAAAACAAAATAACAGATCAAGAGAAATTAAGATTATCTTTACAAATGGCTTTATTGCAAGAGAATGCAACCGAAGCGCAGAGACTGGCAACTGAGTTATTTAAATCACAATTACAAACCACTAACCTTGCCGACGCTATTGCCAAACTACCGAGAGCGCTTTATCCGTTTAGCGGATGGTCAGACGAAATTGACTTATTGCTTAAACAAATTGAGTTACTTAAAAAACTATTAGCAAGCATGAACTTGCCTGCCGGTTCAACACCTGCCGGAGTGATTGGCGCGATGGGCGGTTATGACGCCGGTGGTCGTTATGTTGGAACTCCGTTTGGTCAAGCCGGTTCAAATGTCAGCACTTACATTGGTTCTCAAGGCGGTTATGACATGGCGACAAACTATGTCGGAACTCCGTTTGGTCAGGCTCAAACTTCAACAACTAACATTTATGTTAATGGTGCTACTCAACAATTATTAAACGAGTTGCGCAACGGTTTAATTGATTCGTCCGCTTCAGGTTCTTTTGCAACGGTAAACCCAAACCGATAACATGAGTTTACCTGTACTAGATGTAAGCCTAAATTTCTCGTCCGGTGCTACTTTCGGAAACCCTTTCACATTGGACGACCCTGTGAATGGTGTTCTAGGCACAGGTTTACTTTCAGATTCCACAGCCCCTGCCCTAGTAATAAACTTAACCGATGTAACTAGACAGATACAAATTCGACGCGGTAGAAATATAAGCCGAGATACTTACGAGGCAGGAACTTGCACCGTTCGTATTTATGACCAAACAGGTCGTTTCAATCCTCAAAATACCAGTTCGGATTTATTTGGCTTTTTAACACCTTTAAGAAAACTTAGAATTTCAGCAACCTACTTGGGTGTAACTCATTACTTATTTAGTGGTTATACAACTGATTACATTTACACTTATGACCAAGCCGAGAACATTTCCTATGTAGATATTAACGCAAGTGACGCGTTCCGATTGCTAGCAATGGCAACAATTACTTCGGTTACCGGTCAAGCCAACGGACAAGACACCGGAACAAGAATTGATAAAATTCTTGACACCGTAGATTTCCCTGTTTCAATGAGAACTTTAGATACCGGAGACACATTAACTCAGGCTGACCCTGCAACCAATAGAACTCCATTAGCAGCAATTAAAAATTGTGAGACCTCAGAACAAGGGGCTTTCTTTATTAACCCTGAGGGCAATGCGGTATTTAAAAACAGATCAAACACAATATCCTCAGCCGGTGCGACTCCACTCTCATTCAATCAATCCGGTGGCATACCTTACAAAAATCTAATTTTTGCATTCGATGACAAACTTATTGTAAACAAATCAACAGTCACCCGAGTTGGTGGCTCACCTCAGACCTATACCGACGCTGCTTCGCTTGCCGAATACTTTCCCCATGTTGTTAACTTTAGCGATTTAGTCGTTCAGACTGATACTGAGGCAGCCAATATAGCCGCAATCTATGTCGGAACTAGATCGACAACAAGCATTCGAATTGATCAAATGAGCGTTGACCTTTATGACCAATTAGTGCCAAACGGAACAATGCTTGACTTAGACTATTTTGACAATGTGGTAATAACTAACATTCAGCCCGATGGCTCAACCATTGTCAAGAATTTACAGATTCAAGGGGTCAACTGGGAAATCACTCCGAACTCATTCCTTGGAAACTTCACTACACTTGAGCCAATAACAGATGGGTTCATAATTGGGAACAGCACCTATGGCATAATAGGTGAGGATATTTTGTCCTACTAAGGTATAATTAGAGACTAGGGAGATCAAACTATGGCAGCAGGATTAGGTTTTAAAACATTTAACACCGGCGATGTGTTGAGTGCCGCCGATACAAACGGCTATTTAATGCAAGGTGTTTTAGTATTCGCAGACGCGGCTGCTAGAGACGCAGCAATTACCTCACCTCAAGAGGGTCAATGTTGTTACTTAAAAGACACCGACGCAGTCCAAACTTATAGCGGAACTGCTTGGGTTGGGTTTGATGACTCCAATGCAATTCAAAACGCAATAGTTGACGCAAAAGGAGACATTGTTGCAGCAAGTGGAAACGACACACCTGCTCGTTTGGCTGTTGGTAACAACGGTGACACACTTGTCGCGGATAGTTCCACTTCAACAGGTTTGCGTTATCAAGCACCAGTTAATTTTAATCCAGTCTTAAACTCAGCCTTTCAAGTTTGGCAGCGTGGCACATCGGGTACCGCCAATTCATCTGCGGCAGGTGCAGGTTACAACGCAGACAGATGGCAAAATGCGGCAACTGGTAATGCAATAACTGTTGCTCGTCAAGCAACTAACGACACTACCAATCTGCCTTTTATTCAGTATTGCGCAAGAGTTCAACGAAACTCAGGTCAAACTGGCACATCTCCTTTTTACCACACACAAGCGATTGAAACTATTAACTCAATTCCTTTTGTTGGTAAGACTGTAACAGTTTCCTTTTATGCGAGAGCAGGTGCCAACTATTCTGCTGCTTCTAGTGCGCTTGGTTTTCAATTACAAACAGGCACAGGAACCGACCAAAATATCTTTTCAATGACTGGTGCTGCTTATGCCATTAACTCATCGGCAACACTTACAAGCACTTGGCAGCGGTTTACTTTTACTACGGCTTCGGTTATTGCCACAAGCGTAACTCAACTAGGTTTAGTAATGTCTTACAGTCCAGTGGGCACAGCAGGTGCAAATGATTACTATGAAATCACAGGCGTACAAATTGAGGTCGGTTCAGTAGCAACACCATTTAAGACTTATGCTGGCACAATCCAAGGCGAGTTAGCCGCTTGTCAGAGGTATTACTTTAGATTAAATTCTGCTAATAATAGTGATGCTTATATGTATGTTGCAACTGGTATGGCTAATGCAACCACCTTGGCGCTAGGTACTTTATTTTTACCAACAACAATGCGCACTTCTCCATCATTATCAAGTTCTGGTACTTGGATGTTTTACAATAAATCAATCGTAACAACAACCTCAAGTCAAATAACAAGTGATGGGGCAACACCACAGCAAATTGGTTTAAGTCTTGCTGGAATGACAGGTTTAACTGCTGGCGATGCTGGAATTATTAGAGCCAATAATAATAATACTTCTTTTTTAGAGTTTAGTTCGGAGTTGTAAAATGAAAAATTATCAAATAATTAAAACTTCTTTAGATCAAGACATAATTTTAAGAACTGATGAAGATGGTAAAACTTGGTGTATTCCAACAGACCCTGCTAATTCAGATTACCAAGCATATCTAGCGGAACAATCCACCCCGATTGATACAGAGGATGAGTAAGAAACCTTGGTTGTCTAAAGCCGCCGAGCAATTTAGGGAACAGGTAAATGATAGTTTCCCAAATCGTGCCAAGCGTCTTGATGGATGGATTGGTGATCTGCGTCACTCAAATAGAGTTAGTCAGCACAATCCCAACGAGCAGGGCGAGGTGTGTGCATTGGACATTGACGCTGGCTTATCTGAGGAACAAGGAATTGCAATCTATTTGGCAGATCAAATTAGACTTGCAGCAAAACAAGGTGATCGACGCATTCTTTATATAATTTTTATGGGCAAGATTTGTTCTGCTAAATCGTTTTGGCGTTGGGTCAAGTATCGCGGTTTAAATCCCCATATGAAACACATACATATTTCATTCAAAGAAAACCAAAATGGCAAACCTTTTAACATACCACTACTAGGGGGAACAAATGAAGTTATCAAAAAAGCATAAGGCTGCAATCAAGTCTTATTTAAGAGCGGTTATCGCTTCCGGAATAACTGTTGCGCTTGCGATTGTCGCTGACATCCATCCGGCATATGCAACACTCTTAGGCGCTATCGTCGCCCCTATTGCTAAAGCCGTTGACCCTTCCTCAGGTACTGAGGTTGACTACGGAATTAATGCGAAATAATGGACGCCGCTTCATGGGGTGGTTTAGCCGCCGCCGTCTCCGCCGTATTAACAAGTTTCTTTTTGGGTCTCCGTTATCTTATTAAAGGATGGTTGTGGACTCTAACCCCTAATGCTGGAAGTTCTCTTGCTGATCGCCTAGCAAGAATTGAAACTCGCCAAGAGGAATTACTGAGGATTGTCACCGATAGAAAGTAAACTGTACCTATGGCTCAAAAGAAAAAAAGAAAGATCACTCGCCGTAAAGGTAAGTATCAGCATGAGCAGGTTCTTACTCGTTTAGATAGTTACGCAATAAGCGTTCGTGAGTATTACTTGAGCCTAAGACGAGCAGGGTTTCCAGTAGATCAGGCAATGGGTATGTGTGATAAAAATACTTTCCCTGATTGGTTAACACCAACGACACCGGAGTTCAATCCTGTTAATCCTGACCATGACCCCTATGAGGACGAGGACTAAATTAAGCGAATTGTTCTGATCTCAGACCTTCAAATTCCATACCATGACCCAATTGCAGTTAGAAACCTTGCACGATTTATTGCAAGATGGAAGCCTCATCAAGTCGCAACGGTCGGAGACGAAATTGACCTCCCTCAATTATCTAAATGGGAAAGAGGATTGGCGGGTGAGTTTGCTGGCACACTTGACCGAGATCGCAAACTTACTCAAAAGATATTAGAACAACTTCAGGTAACTGACATGGTCAGGTCTAACCATACAGACCGATTATGGAACTCAATCAAAACTAGGTTGCCCGCTTTTGGTGCATTACCTGAATTAAGGTTTGAAAATTGGCTAGGGCTTGACTCCCTTGGAATTAAATTTTGGCGTAAACCTATGCCTATTGCCCCGAATTGGATTATCCTTCATGGCGACGAAGGCACTATGTCTCAAAAGGGTGGTCAAACAGCCTTAGGATTGGCTATAAGGCATGGTAAGAGCGTAGTGTGTGGACATACTCACAGGGCGGGTCTTAGCGCAATTACGGCGTCCTCAGGGGGCAAAATAGGGCAAACCTTATGGGGTCTAGAAATCGGAAATCTCATGGATTTTAAATCTGCGCGTTACCTAAAAGGTGGAAGCGGCAACTGGCAACAAGGATTTGGTTTAATGTATGTTAAAGATACTAAGGTGACCCCTGTATTTGTGCCAATAGATAAGTCAGGCAGTTTCACCGTTGAAGGTAAAACCTACGGTTAACCTTTACGGTTCGTTATCAAATCGTTATAAAACACGCCGACACTTCCTTTGTGAGTGTCGGTTCTTTGTGTCATCCTTGGCTTATCCAAATTAACGGATTTGGTATAACGGAAAGGAAAGTATGAAACTTGACAAAGCGGA